GAGATTATTACCGTTGATATGGTAGCTCAACCAAGTGCGCCCGGCGCATATCCTACACCGATCTATGAACACCTTATGAATTCAAAAGGCGGTCTTAGTTCAATCCGTTTAGCGGAAGAGGTAAGAGGTGATGCAAAAGCGCAAAAATACCTCAAAGAAAGTTTATTAAATATAATAAACGGACTCCAATAGTAAAGGAGAATCACATGTTGGAAGCACTAAAAACTTTATTTGAAAACAATGTGGTTTCGGAAGAGATCAAAGAGTCGATCACACAAGCATGGGATCAACGTATTGTTGAAAACCGTGAAATTGTTGCTCAACAACTACGCGAAGAATTTGCTCAAAAATATGAACACGACAAAAACACTATGGTTGAAGCAGTAGATCGTATGATCTCTGAACAGCTATCAAGTGAACTTGGCGAGTTTGTAGCAGATCGTAAACAACTAGCAGAAATGAAAGTTAAATTTGCTAGAAAAATGACTGAAAGTGCAAAAACGGTTAACACATTTGTTACACGTCAATTAGCACAAGAAGTTAAAGAACTGCATGAAGATCAAATGACAATGGCTAATAAATTTGGCACATTGGAACATTTCGTAGTTGAAGCTCTTGCTCAAGAAATTACAGAATTTTATAAAGACAAACAGGATTTAGCCGAATCAAAAGTTCGTTTAATTCGTGAAGGTCGTCAAGAAATCAAACAAGTAAAAAAACAATTTGTTCAACGCGCAGCTGCAATGGTCGAAAGTGTTGTAGGTCAGACGTTAAATGCTGAAATTACATCATTAAAAGAAGACATCGACTCTGCTCGCCGTGCTGATTTTGGCCGCAAATTATTTGAAGCGTTTGCTAGCGAGTATCAAACTAGCTACTTGAATGATAAATCAGAAACTGCAAAATTGCTCAAAGTCATAGACATGAAAGATTTAGCCATCAATGAAGCTGCATCTGCAGTTATCAAAGCTGAAAGAATATTAGAAAGCAAACAAGCAGAAATATTTGCGTTGAAAGAATCGCAAGAAAGAAAATCGGTTATGAATGATCTGTTAGCTCCGCTTAATGCAGAGCACCGTGAGATTATGAGCGAATTGATGACGAGTGTAAAAACTTCAAAACTTAATGAAAGTTTTGAAAAATATTTACCCGCAGTTGTTGCAGGTAGAGCACCACAAAAAAGACAGGCTCTTGTAGAAGCTAAAGAAATAACAGGAAATAAAATTTCCACAACCACTCGTAGCAGCGAAGATGAATCGAACATTATCGATATCCGCCGCCTTGCTGGACTATAAAGATTTAGGAGAATTTAAATGTCAGAATTACTTAATGGCCGTTGGGCAGAAACAAAGCAAGCACTTTTAGAAGGCTTGTCAGGCACAAAAAAATCAGTAATGGGAGTTACACTTGAAAATACACGTAAGTATTTGATGGAAAGTCCAACTGCTGGTGCTACATCTGCTGGCAATATATCAACTTTAAACCGCGTGATTTTACCAGTAATCCGTCGTGTAATGCCAACCGTTATTGCTAACGAATTGGTAGGTGTACAACCAATGACTGGTCCTGTTGGTCAAATCCACACATTGCGTGTTCGTTATGCTGATAATGGTCAAGACGTATTAGCAGGCGAAGAAGCATTGAGCCCATTCAAAATTGCAGAAGCTTATTCAGGTAACAACAGTTCTACAGCAAAAGCTGCTTCAACTGCAACACTTGAAGGACAAGCTGGCAAAAAAATGAGCATTCAAATCTTGAAACAAACTGTTGAAGCAAAAACTCGTAAATTATCAGCTCGTTGGACTTTTGAAGCTGCACAAGATGCGCAAGCACAACAAGGTATTGACGTTGAAGCAGAAATTATGGCTGCATTAGCTCAAGAAATTACTGCTGAGATTGATCAAGAAATCATCGCTTCATTATTAACATTAGCTGGTTCAGACGTTGAAACATACAACCAAGCTGCAGTATCAGGTACAGCTACTTTCGTAGGTGACGAACACGCTGCATTGGCTGTTCAAATCAACCGTGTAAGTAACTTAATTGCACAACGTACACGTCGTGGCGCTGGCAACTATGCTGTTGTATCTCCATTTGCTTTAACAATTTTACAATCAGCTACTACTTCAGCTTTTGCTCGTACAACTGAAGGTACTTTCGAAGCTCCTACTAACACTAAATTTGTTGGTACTTTAAACAATTCATTGAAAGTTTATGTAAACAGCTATGCAACTGATGACAAATCAATCTTAATTGGTTACAAAGGTGGTTCAGAATCAGACGCACCTGCGTTTTATTGCCCTTACATTCCTTTGATGTCTTCAGGTGTTGTTTTAGATCCATCAACATTTGAACCAGTTGTATCGTTCATGACACGTTATGGTTATGTTGAACTTTCTAATACTGCGTCATCTTTGGGTAACGCTGCTGATTATTTAGGTCGTGTTGGTATTAACAACGGTAACGTTAGATTTAGCTAATATAAACTTAGGAATATATTATTTAAAAAGGCTCCTTTGGAGCCTTTTTTTATGATAAATACATCATGACAACACAATTCTATACACCTACAACAATTCAAGAAGTTACACCTACAGACGATTATTTGATGCAACCTATTATAGGATGGAATCACAATGGCGCAATATCTGATAACAACTATGCTGTTAGCAAGCAACCGCTTTATACTATTAGTGGGTTGTGGATGGAGAAATATCTCAGTCATACTAGCGAGCTATGGTGTACTGGACTTAATATTCCAGACAATGGCCAACAAGTAGTAGGAATAGAATTTTCATTATTAATGCATAGATTTTCTAGAATTGAAGATTTGCGCTTACAATTAATACTAAACGGTGAAGCAATAGGCGATAACATGGCAAGCCCAGTTGATCCTGTACAAAGTAACATGTACACAGGTGATAATAGTCCATTACTTCCTATAATAGGCGACTCAAATGTTTATGGTGGGCTTAATAACTTGTGGGGAACTACTAATTTAACTAGTGCAGATGTTGCAGATCCATCATTTGGAATTATAATTAGTTTTCGCAGTAATCAAGTATATCCACATCGCGATATAGCGCAGATAAATCAGATCGCGTTAGGTATCACCTACGGATAAATACTTAGTCATTCAAGTGCTGCAATTGCAGACTTATGCAGTACCCACTGCGTATGGCTTAAAACGTCAAAGGAGAAAAACAATGGGACGTCCATTAAATAAAAAATATTTTGGTAACCGCAACGTCGGTTCAGCATCGACTACTGCAGATGACGGCATCGGCGGTAAAAGCGTAGCAAGTATTCCAGTAACTACTGCTAGTACATACACTACTCGTCCGTTAGTAACATTAACCGGTGCACCTAATTTACTTAGCGGTGTAGCTGCAACTGCAACTATTACTTCAGAAGCAGCTACTGGTGCAACTACTACTCCAGGTACAGGTTATACTGTTGGCGACACTCTTACATTATCAACTGCAGGCGGAACAGCTGTTGCAGTTGTAGCTAGCATCACTGGCGGTGGCGCAACTGGCCCAATTGGCGTAGTTAACTTTACAGGTACAGGCGCAAGTCGTGGTAGTTTTGAAGCATTACCTGGTGTTAAAGTTGCTGCAGTTGGCGGAACTGGCACAGGCGCTGAAATTACTATTACTTTCCAAGCTAAATCAGTAAAAGTATTACCTGGTTCAGGTTACACAACTACAACTCCAACTGCAGCAGCAACACAATCTGTTGTATTAGGAACAGTGGTAATGACTACTGCAGTTGCAAATACTGCTACTGTAGGCTCAGGGTTTAATCCAGAACCTGCTATCATTGCATCTGCATATACTGGTTCAAGTAGTAAACAAGCTGATATTATTAAACAAGTTTCAACTTATCGTTATAAAGTAAAAACATCTGATGGTACAGTTATTGCAAAATTAGTAACAGTTGCAGCAGCTGCTCCCGGGTCTGATGGTATTAATCAAATGACAATTACAGCAACCGATAGTGGTGGATTTACATACTACGTTCAAAAACTAACTTCACGTAAAGCAGCTATTGTTCCTTACGGTATTGGTACTCATCAGTTTCCGCTTAATTCAGACAACACCGCAAAACGTGTACAATGGACATTAGGCACTGCAGTAGCAAACACATCAGTAAAATTAGAAAACGGTTAATTAAAACAATGCGAAGGGGTCGCAAGACCCCTTCTTGAGGAATATAAATGTCAAGAATATTAAAAGTTAGCCAGGGAGATTATATAGTTCAAACATCTGGTGAAATTAAATTATCACCAGGTTCTACAGTAACTATTAACGGTAACCTTACAGTTACAGGTACGACTACTTCTGTTTCAACTGACAATACTACACTTAAAGATAACATAATTGTTTTAAATAGCGGTGAAACAGGAAGCAGCATATCTCTAGGTTCATCAGGTATTCAAATTGATCGCGGAAAATTGTTAACTAACCCTATTGCAGCTCGTATACTATTTGATGAAACAATAAAACACACGCCGTATGGAGACGCCAATGTTGGATCTTTTGTTTTAGATACTGCAATTGAAACAACTCCTGGTACGTGGGCACGGACATTAAGTAATTTACAAGTAAATGCAATTGAACTTAATACAGTTGCAACAAACGGCAGCGGGATAACATTTAATTTAAAAGATACTAGCACAGTATTATCAATTGAAGTTGATGCAGATTCAACACCGTATCACGAAAGACTGTCATCACCTAATCAAATTCCTAATGTTAATTTTGTTACTGAATATGTATCAGCAAGTCTCTTATCAGCTAATCAAATTTCAACAACTAACACTAATAATGATATATTGTCACAAGTATTGTCAACTAGTGAGTCAATTGAATTTTACATAGCCGAAACAAAAGTTGGTCAATTTAAATCAACCGGATTACAGGTTGACGCAATTGTAAATTTAACTACAACAACTGCTGGTACAATTGATAACATGTCAATTGGTGCAACTACTCCAAGTACCGGTAAATTTACGTCTTTAGAATCAACAGATCATGTTACACTTACTGCATCTAATTCAAATATTATTGCTATCACATCCGGTTCTCTTGGTTCAATTAACAACATGTCAATTGGTGCAACTACTCCAAGTACCGGTAAGTTTACTAATGTAGAAGTAACAACAGATATAAAAATTCCATCAGGAACTACAGCTACACGCCCGGTAGTTACGAGCGGCACTACACCGGCTGGTAATCTACGATACAACACAGATATCAGATCTTTTGAAGGATGGAATGGAGCAATATGGGGAGCAGTCGGCGGTGGGTTGCAATCAACACCTGGCATTATTATTGAAAACTTTACAGCATTATCAAACAACTTAGTTAGAGCAGATTCGTCAAATGGGTCGTTTACTATTACACTACCAGATGCACCAAATGACGGCGATGTTGTAGGTGTTATTGACGTTTCAAATTCGTTTGGAACAGCTGGTAAAGAAGTTTATGTTGTTCCTGGAGCAATTGGCAGTATTGAAGGAACTAGCTCTGTAATATTAGATTTAGATAGCACGTTTGTAACATTTGTTTACATTAGTAGCGGAACAAACTGGAAACTTGAACAAACTCCTGCAGGTCCAACCAGCGGCTCAGTAGGTTTAACAAATTTTAATAGCCGAGTAATATCTCGAGCTACAACTACTAGTGCAGCAGCAACTCCGTTAACATTTGACGGAGGATTACCGACTGCTAATAATCAACTAGTACTACCAAATAACAGCACTTTTACTTTTTCTATATTAGTCACTGCAAGACGAACAGATCAAATCGGTGAGTCAGCAGGCTATAAACTTGAAGGAGTAATTTCGCGAAATAGTCTCGCTGGAACTACTGTATTAATTGGAACACCTATTAAAACAGTGTTAGGCGAAACTACTGCTGC